CAAGAGTTACTCCAAAGGATAGTTAGTGGAGAAGCATCTAGTGCTGACATGAGTAACGCAATTAAATTCCTTAAGGATAATGGAGTAGAAGGTCTACCTGTACAAGATAGTCCTCTAGGTGAACTAATTAACGTCCTCCCATTTCCAAAGAAAGAAGAACTCAGGAAAGTGTCCTCTAGTGGATTAAATTAAACTTTTGGATACCAGAGTACCCCTAAGTCCTTTCCTTTCGTTACAGAGAGATCTGAGCACAATATAAGGTATTTTAATGTACACACAACAGTCAGAACTGATACAAGACTTCAGGAACTTCCTCTTCGTAGTCTGGGAACACTTAGGTCTACCTGAGCCAACTCCTGTACAATATGACATAGCTCAGTACCTACAGGATGAAGATGAGAAGAGAATCGTTATAGAGGCATTTCGTGGGGTAGGTAAAAGCTACATAACAAGTGCTTATGCGTGTCATCAACTCTTGTTAAACCCAGAGATAAAGATACTGGTTATATCAGCTTCTAAAATCCGGGCTGATGATTTCTCCACCTTTACCATGAGGTTAATCACTGAGATGCCTCTGTTGCAACACTTGATACCAAAGGGTTCTCAGAGACAATCTAAGATCTCTTTTGATGTAGGGCCAGCTAAAGCATCGCACAGTCCCTCTGTTAAGTCCGCAGGTATCACAGGTCAATTAGCAGGTAGTCGTGCTGACATAATCATTGCTGATGATGTAGAGATTCCTAATAACTCTATGACTCAGACTATGCGAGACAAGATTAGTGAAGCAGTTAAAGAGTTTGACGCTATCTTGAAACCAGAGGGGAGAGTTATTTACTTAGGTACACCTCAGACAGAGATGTCCCTCTATGAGACACTACCAGAGAGAGGTTATAAGCCACTGATCTGGCCTTCTAGGATACCTAAGAACCCTGATAAGTACATAGGTAGACTCGCTCCTATTGTGATGCAGAAGATTGACGAAGGAGGTAAAGAAGGTGATCCTCTTGATCCACTTAGGTTTGACGACACCGACCTAACCGAAAGAGAACTATCTTATGGTAGGTCAGGCTTTGCCCTTCAGTTTATGTTGGACACTGCATTATCAGATGCAGATAGGTACCCACTGAAACTAGAGGATCTTATCGTCATGGACATAGACAATGATAAGGCTCCTGAGAAAGTGGTGTGGGGAAGAGCTAAAGATAGGATCATAGATATCCCTAACGTAGGTCTACCCGGTGATTACTACTACCCGCCTATACAGATAGTTGGGGATTACATTAGTTACACAGGTTCAGTGTTAGCTATTGACCCTAGTGGAAGAGGTAAGGATGAGACTGCCTTTGCTGTTGTTAAGATGCTTAATGGTATATTGTATGTCATTGACTTCGGAGGGATAGCAGGTGGGTACTCAAGTGAAACATTACAAGCTTTGAGTGTGCTAGCTAGAAGATACACAGTCAACCAAATATTGATTGAATCTAACTTTGGTGATGGGATGTTCTCTGAACTCCTGAAACCCACACTCACTAAGGTGTACCCTTGTACAATAGAAGAAGTTAGGCACAGTATCCAGAAAGAAAAGAGAATAATTGATACACTAGAGCCAGTAATGAACCAACATAGGCTCGTTATTGACCAGAAAGCCTTAGAAAGAGACTATCAATCAGTGCAACACTATCCTCCTGAGTCACAAAGTAGGTACATGCTTGCACATCAGATGACAAGAATCACAAAAGAGAAGGGTGCTTTGGCACATGATGATCGTCTTGATGTCTTAAGTATGGCTGTTGGCTACTGGGTAGAACAAATGGCTGCTGATGTTGACATAAAAATAGCTGACAGAAAAGAGGAATTGTTGGATATTGAACTAGAAAAGTTCATGGAAAACGCTATAAACCCACTAAAGAAACCAAATGAGACCAATAGTTATCCTATGTGGAACTAATAATGGACATTATAGGTATAAGGGGAGGTCAATACTTGGTAAATACTGGTGAGTGAGTGGGTACATATATGACATGTGGATACCTTTGTGTGTGTAGGTTCCTATTTTAGTACATGTGTGTACTCACTTTTCTGTTACATTTGGGTACATTTGTACGGACATTTTGACAAAAAAATGGGAAACCCTTTCGATAACTACGTGAGCCAAGTTTACCCCGTATCGGTTCCATTTTTTAAACCTGAGAAAACAAAAGTTTTCTTGAGCGTACATGCGTTTTTTATATTGAACACGTGTGTACTATAGTGAACAAGCGTTCACACTTGTTTTGCACTGTTACACTTGAAACATTTGTTTACATTTGTCAACACTGGTTCGAATTATTTACATTTGAAACATTTGTTTACATTTGTTAGTGTATCTATTTTTTTGGATTAGTTTAACTAATGTATACCATTAGAATAAATATTAAAAAAAGTTAAATAAAAGCTTGACAAATGTTCACAAGTGTTTTAAAATAGTTGAAACAATAAAAAATATCTTATTGTTTAACTGTTGAGAAAAAGCTTGACAGTTTATCAAACCATGTTACAATGGTTTTAATTCTAATTTGATACTAAAGGTTAATATGTCAAACTATTCAGAGTTCAAAAAAGTTCAAGCAAATAAAATGCTGAAAGAAACAGCATTGATTGAACAAGATAATTCAGAGTTAAATATAAATTATGTACAACCTTGTTCTGATTCTATTGTGCCAGTTGTTCACTGGAATGAAGAGTTCTCAAGTCAATGGAAGTTTTTTCAAGAAAATAACGAATAAAACAAAAAAAGACTTGACAAATTGAAAACCTATGTTATAATGGTTTTAAGTTAAGTAATTAAACAAGCTTTTAAACAAGTTGAAAACTTAAAAAAAAGACTTGACAATTAATTAACTTGTGTTATAATGGTTTTAAGTTAAGTAATTAAGTAGATCTTAGACAAAAGGAAACAAAATGCTAACTGAAAGCATAATACTTGACATAGGTATTTATATGTCAGTAATAACTAACTGTGCCTTGTGTTGGATAATTATTGACATAGTACAGTAACTGATAAAAGGAAATAATGGAACGCACCATAGTATTAGATGGTGTGAAGTATAGAGTCTTGCCAGTACCAGTGACTAGAGGTCAACTAAAGACTTCAAGTGCATGGAACCAGTCCAAGACACGTATAAGACCTTGTAATAATACAAAGGTCTTGGCTTCACACTTGATACGTAAAAGAATGTTAAGTTCAGTGCCGTATGGTACAGAACCAGTACCAAGATATAGTTAAACTTAAATAGGTGGACTACAGCTATTTGGTGAGTGCATACTTCCAACCATAATATAGTATGTAGGTGGAGGTCGCTGAGATGGTATAATTAGTAAATCCAAAGGCTCAGTAGATCGGGGTAACAAATTATTGCCAAGTGTGGATAGTAGGGTGGGAGTCCTGCGGAAGCGGAGAGGACTGTAAATAGCTTGGCATGTCTTAAGCTGACTAGGCTTTTCTAGGTTATGTCTAGTTGGTTCTTTATAAAACCTAGTATTATTAACTAGTAATGGAGTAGGACTATGAAGTTCATTCAAACTGTTACTGGTTTACATGGGCAACCTTTGCACAACCGCAATTTACAAGTTGGATCTTGGGTTCAAACTGGTAAAAACGGGAAAGCAACTGCAAAAGGTGTACTCATGGGAACCATCATGGGAAAACCAGTCGTAGTAGAAGATTTTGGCGAGTCTAGAGATATTTTTCGGGAACGCATGAGAAGTACACGACAATTAGTAAAATTGGCTAATCAATTATTTGATAGGGCTGTATTTGTTAACTAGAACTGAAGGGTAAACAATGTATGACACGCACAATCCTTTAGTGCGTAAGTTTGCTCAAACTGATGCGAAAAGTCTTGAACAAGTGATAGCATTTGTATTCGCAAGTATCAGAGTACAGACGAGTATGCTACCACGAATGATGAAAGAGTACCGAAAGCGTGGTATCAAATCATCTTGGATTTGGGGTAATAAGAGAACAGGGATTGACTACGTACGTAAGCATAGGCAAGACTTGTTTGATCGCATGACGAGCATTCTGAGAGCTAAAAAGGCTACGTGTACACATGATTTACTAATGCTATTCTTAGAAGTTCCGGGTTTAGGACTACCAAAGTCAGGATTTGTTGTCCAGTTGGTAGCAGGAAAAGCAGGATGTATGGATGTACACAATGTAAGAAAATATATGCCTGAGGTAGATTCTGCCAAAGGTACTCCAAGTTGGTTGCAGACGAGTGGTAACTCTTATGAAACCAAAGCTAAAAAGGGTCACAAATACCTTGAGCTAGTAGACTTAGCTGGTG